AGTGATCCATATCGGCACCGCCCCGGTAGTTGGTGCGCGCGGCGGTCGCCTGAATTTTCTTCATGCTGGTCCGCTCTCCCACGTTGCTGATTACCGTCCCATCCGGCCCGATCCAGTTGGTGGTGTTGCGCTTGATGCGCGTCAGCACGAAGCCCGCGGCCCGGTAGATCGTCCCGTCCCCGCACTGCGCAGCGTCCGCGAAGGAAACGATCCACTCAATCCAGGGGTACTCGCGGCGGATCAGCCGCATAGCCACGCCCAGCGCGCGGCTCTCGGAGTTGCGCGGCAGGTTGTCACTGAAGGCCAGCCGGTTCAACTCCAGAAAGCCGTTCCAGCTGGTGTCCGCCACCAGCCCCTTCAGCTTGCGGCGGTCGAGCGAAGGCCCGAACTGCATGGCGCCCTCCAGGCGCGTCCCCAGGAAGACGCCCAGATGCAGCTGTGAATTCATCACCACCTTGTGCGAGTAGTGCAGCTTGCGAATCAGGTCGTTGGCGTCCCGGCTGGTGATTGCCGCGACTCTGAGGTCTTTGGCAGTCGGCATAACTCACTTCGCCAGCGCCCGCTGCGGAGCCAGCGCCTGATCGGCATCCCAGACCCGCCGCGGCTCATTCGCGCCGACCTTGATACGTTTGAGGCCGGGGAAGCACCAGAGGCTGTAATAGTTCGACGGGTCCATCAGGCGGCTCTCGGCCGGGTACAACTCGAAGGCCTCGCACTCTTCGCCGGCCAGCTGGTTCTTGATGGCCTGAAACTCCCTCCAGTCGTGGCGCGCGGTGCCGTCGTGCGTATTGATGCCGAGTTGGATCATGCCGCCGCTGGTGCCGAATGCCGTGTCCGCTTTGCGCCGGAGCGTCACATGGTAGATGTCGTTGGCCCAGTATTCATCCGGTTCGCTGGCCAAATCCCCGTCCGCTCTCTTGCTGACCAGCATCAGCGGGTGCAGGGCGATGCTGGCCTCTTTGGCGGCTTCGGGGTGATGCTCCCGCCAGAGCGCAATCAGCCGCTCCCGTTCCTTCGTGACATCCTGCGCCTCATAGTCTTTCAGCCGGTCGCGCACCAGCTGCATCTTTTCCCGTTCTCTCATCGGATCTCCTTTCCAGCCTCGCTTTCAGGTCGTTCGCCATTTCCACTGTGCGTAAATCGCGGCGGCGGTCTTCCTCTGAGATATCGGGCCGCTGCAGGTTGTGTTCCGCCTCCTTGCCCGCGCACAGGATGGCGTACTGGTAAACGTTCATAACGCCTCCGCAATGTCGTAGATGGCCACGCCGCGTTCCTCGTTGGTGTACAGGTAGGCCAGGCGCAACTTCACCGGCGGCTTCCGCCAGCATGGCCGCAGCGTCAGCTTCACGCTGGCGGGCGGTGCCCAGGAGCCGTCTTCCCTCTCTTCCAGCGTGACCTCGAAGCCCGCATCGTGCCCCAGAATTTCCGCGCGCATCACGACTCCCCCGGTAGTTTCAGTTCCGGCAGCCGCACTACCTCGATGCCCAAGCGGTGCAGCCGGCTCTCCACCTCTTCGAGGATCTGCGCGAACGCCGTGTTGTGATCGTGCCGCAGCACCCAGCACAGCGCCGAGACGTGCTCGAAGGTAACCGCGTCTCGCGTCTCCACGCAGAACTGGCCCACCAGATCGTGCGCCCGCTGGATCTCGTCGATTGGCCGCTGCAGCCGCAGGGCGCGGATCTCCGCCGCCATCTCGCGCAGAGCCGCCCGCATTCCCGGCCACCCCCGCTCGGGATATAGCTCGTCCCAGATCTCAGGTGACAGCATTACCAGTCCCCCGTTTCCACACGCCGCGCCGACGCGATGGAGATTTCGATCTGCCGCAGCGTCTCGCGTGTGATCTGCTGCTGCACCAGGATCTTGCGCCAGAGCCTGCAGCACGCCGCCCAGACGCCCGCAGCGGCTGCGAGAATCCAGTTGTGCTGGTAAAGGCCCAGCAGGGCCAGGCCAAGGTTGAACAGGCCCAAGGCCAGCGCCCACCGCCGCGCGATGCGGATCTCCCGGTCATAGCTCAGGGGCGATTGCAGGTTCGCAATTCTCAGACTCATGTTTCGCACCGCTTCCTGCATTTGCAGCTGTTCGTCCTGCAGACCGTCGTGCAGATGGCGCTGTGCGGCTGCGGATCGTGGCAGGTATCGTTTTCGTTCATCCCGCAGCAGAAACAATTGCGCCGGAACTCGCCCGTCGTGTTCTGGCACCATTGCGGGCGGTGATCCCGCACGTCGTTCGGGATTACCTTCGGTTCCTCCACCAGCAGGCAGATGGTCAGCACGGCGCGGCTCAGAGGGCTACTCATCGTCATCTTCCGCCAGGTACGTCTCGCAGACGCGCGCCAGCGCGTTTCCGTTGGCGTTGTCGTTCTGCGTGTCCCCGAACGGCCCCCGCTGCTTCGCCTTGCTCAACGCCGCCTGCACGGTCTTTACCTGCTCGTCGTGCAGCATAAACGTTACCTGCTGGTACGGCGCCCGGTCGCCCTCGGGCAGCACCGGATACCCGGCCTCGGCAACCTCGCGCATCAGCCCGTCCAGTTCCTCGGCATTGAAGCCGATCGTGGGCAGATCGAACCCGGCATCCCGCAGCTCGAGCAGTTCCACTCCCAGCAGTTCCTCGTTCCAGCCCGCGTTCATCGCCAGCTTGTTATCGGCCAGCACGTAGGCGCGCTTCTTGGCATCGCTCCAGCCGCGCGCGATCATCACCGGGGCCTCGGTGTACTGGTTAAGCTCGGCAGCCATCACGCGCGCGTGACCCGCAATGATCCCGCCGGCCTCGTCCGCGAGTACCGGAATTGTCCAGCCCCACTCCCGCATCGAAGCCGCCAGCTGCTTCACCTGCTCGGGCGTGTGCGTTCGCGCGTTGCGCGCGTAGGGCACCAGCTTGGCCAGCGGCCAGCGCTGCACGCTGTCGGCGGGCCACTGTGGTTCAGTTGCCATTTGCCTCTCCGTTAATTGCGTTGATTAATTCGATTGCCAGTTCTGTAATAGGCCGCGACGGCATGATGCCGCGTTTCCGGCCCTGCTCCAGAATCTGGTCGCAGCGCGCCACGTTGATTCGCGGACCACCGTCAATCACCCCGTACAGTTTGCAGTCCGCCACCGCCCGCGCTGCGGCGGCGGCATTCACGGCCTCCTGCCACTCTTCGGGAGTTTTGGGATTGTTCACGCGGACCGCCTCCGGTACTCTGCCTGGAGTGCCATGCCCCGGTGAGCAAGGCTCTCCTGGTAGAGGGCGAACAACATAATTTCCAACTCGGTCTGCGAAAGCTCGTGGCCCCGGCCGGTGTAGCGCACCAGCAGCTTGATTACGGTTTCTTCGTCGAAGATCATGCGGACCTCCTCGGAAAGCCGCGCAAGGTCTTGGCCTCGGCCGCTTCCTTCAGCTTCTGCGCGAATTCCTTGTCTGCAGTTACCGGGTGGTCGCGGGGCGCATCGAAGACGGGCTGTTGCTTCCGCTCCGAAGGCACGCCCCGCGGATAGACCATGCTGTAGGCCTCAATGCCGTCCTTCGGCTTCCAGCGCGAACAGAACAGCGCCCGCAGTTCCCCTACGCCAGGCCAAGTGCCGTACAGCGGCACGGCGCGCTTCACCAGCCAGTCCAGCTGCTCGGAGGTTTCCACCATCTCCAGCAGGACGGCGACGAGGGCCGCGCGGATGTCGGGGTCGCCCGGAAAGAACGGCATCAGCGCGAATCGGTGGACGGCGGCGGTTGCGGCTTCAGGCGTGAGTGCCGGTTTCATCGCCCCTCGCCTTTAAGTCCTGCCGGATTTGTTCCACCAAAGGCCCGTCGCCAAATTTCTCGACCAACGGCAGCGACCAATCGTCCAGCGCTTCCAACTGCTCTGCCCGCTTAATATCGTTGGCGATGCCGCGCCGGAGCATCGCAGCACCCGCCTGTCTCTGCGCGTGTGTAGACTCATGTGTATTCACAGATACCCGCTTGCCTTCGCTCACGAAATAGAATCGTGGGTCAACGTTTCGGAAAACTTCCATCCCTTCGAGATACAACTGAGCTTGGTCGGCTGCTGGCGGGTTGGCCAGCTTTTTAATCCAACGGCCCCACCATTGCCGCGCCAGCCTTTCGGCGCAATACCTCCCGAACTTGCCCAGCAGAATTTTATGGTCGTCGGCCCATTTCTGGAACCCTTCGCTGGGATTGGCGGTTTTCCCTTTTGCGTGGAAAGCCAGAATGTAATCCTGCATCGAACTCTTAAGAGCTTTTTGCCACTGTCTGGGGTTGTCGTAATGCATTGGGATGTCCTTTCCGCAGGCGCGTCAAATAATCCAACGCGCGGTCTAAGTTTTCGGGGAAGGCCCAGGCGCTCACCCGTGAAATGCCCGGCCACGTTTCCTCGGGGGTTGCCGTGAACTCCGCGATGAACTTGACGGCATCGTGGAGTCCCCGGTAAAGGTAAATGTCTCTGGCGCGCGCTTCGTTCGCCGCCTGCTCGGCTTTCGTGTCACGAATGCGCTTCACCACTTCCCGCCGTTCGTCTTTCGGCATGGCGACGATTCGCTGCTGCTCGGCTTTGGGTTGGCTGGCGATCTTCGCGGCGGCGTCAATCTTGATCTCGCCCTTGTCCATCGCCGCGATCAGTTCGGGCGTGCCGCGATCTACCACGTCCTGCGCCCGCTGGTAACTCTTGCGGTCGGTGAAGCCCGCCTTCTTCGCTGCGATGTCGGCTGTTCGGCCCTTCTCAGCATTAGGCCCAATTGGGCCTTTTGATTTTTGGTCGCCGCCGCGCCGTTCTTTGGCGCCCAGTTCCGCCTCAACCGCTCGACCGATTGCCGCCCGCTCTGACGGCGTGAACTGCTTGCGGAATTCGTTCTCGGCGTACTCGCCAGCCAGCACCGACTCCAGATCGAGAATGATGCAAGGCATCTTTTCCCAGTTCAGGATCTGGCACGCCAGCAGCCGGCGCTCACCGAAAATCAGATGGTAGTAGCGGTCTAAGCCAATGGGTTGCAGCAGCCCCATTTCTCGAATGTTCGCGGCCAACCCCTCAATGTCGCCAGCGTCTTTGCGGTGCCGCTCACCGACGCTGATTTTGGCCATCGGGACTTCTTCATGTTTCATGACTGTCCTGCCTTTCTTCGTTCTTCCCGGTAGTAGGCTTCCAGCGTTTCGCTCTGCGCCGACTTGCGGAGCGGACGCGCTGGGTTTTGAGGTTTGTTTTTGGAACGGGACGCGGCGGGCGCGCGGCGGTTTTCCGCGCGCACGTCGCTAGGTTCTTTTAAGTCTGGTTCATATAAAGGACCGGGAAGCTCAGAAACCGCATTTTGCGGTATCTGCGCACCGCAATTTGCGGTTTGGGAAACCGCATTTTGCGGTATCTGGATTTCGTAGCGGCACCCGTATTGCTCCCTGAAAATCGTCAGCCACCCGGCCTGGCGCAGGGCATTCAGGCTCCGCTGTACCGTATCAACGCTCACGCCCAATTCCCGCGCCAGAGTGGCCTGACGGGGATAGCACTGGCCTGTCCGTCTGTTCCGGT